TTTGGTTGGGTATAATTAATAATATCATACGTTACACCACTTAACTCTAAAACGTATTTAGTAAATGATGAATAAAAATTTCTTACCTTATTTGTAGTATTTGGGTCTACTTGACTATTTGGTTTGATGAATAAAACATCAAATGGATTGAATAGTCTACCAAAATCAACATTGAATTGTGTTGTATCTAAATTAATGTCATAGACAATACTTTCAATTGTAAAATCGGAAGATCTTGTATTACTATTTTTTTCAATTAATACACCAGCAGGGAATTTCCTTATTATGTTTGTTAAGGAAACACCAATTCTGTTTTTTAATGAACCAAATAACGACTTGTTTGCATTACTTTTAGATGTTCTAAAAGAAACTTCTTTTTTCTTTGTTTGAGTAATTTGTTCTTCAGAATTGAATTTTTCTTCTTTTAAATCATCAAGAGTTAAAAAATCAGAGAATCGACCAGTACTAAATGTTTTCACATCCATTTCAGGCACAGTTCTATCAATAGTGAAGTTTGTATTAGTAAGTTGACTAGTACCGTCGGTAATTTGAAAACCAACTAAACTATCACTAAACGTATCTGCGCCAGTTGCAGCCTGACTAGGTGGGACTCTTAATCTTGCCATTATTGTGTAATATCGTCAAAGTTTAATGTTTCATCGATATCAATTCTCTCTTCTCTAACTTCAACCATAGTTTGGTTGAATTCGTCCTTAATTTCGTATAGGTTGTATTGTTTGTAGATACTGTTATCGTTATTATTGTCATAAATGGTGTATATACCACTATCAAGTGCTCTAGTCTGATTACCGTATAATGCGTGTGCCAATGTAGATGCATCATGTTCTACCATTTCCACCTCAACTGTTGTTGGATTAAAGAATGTATTTGTTAATATAATATTCTGTGCGGGGTCACCAATAAATGGAACAACATTTGGTCTACTTGTAGGTGCAGAAGATGGTGTAACAGTTAAGAACATTAAACTTGTTGTACTATTACTATATTGATATCTTACCGCCTTTTGTGTAGAACTAGTTAAGTTAGATACGACCGGAATACAATAAAATGATGATGTAACAATTCTATAAAAATTAGGAATTTTAGTACCATTGTTATTAATATATTCAATTCTATATCCCACCAATCCTTGTGGTGTAAACTTTCCTCTGTCAGTTGAAGGGACTTTTGACAAATCGACAATTATTCCTCTAACGGATGGTAAAGAAGCTAAAATACCACAATCCATGATTGTTGTTCTAATTTGTTTTGGTCTAATGTGTAGAGTGTATATACCCAAATCAGAAAAGTCTGATGCTGATAGTTTTAAATTATATAAACCACCCAATAGTTCTGTATTTTGTGCAGCGGTAACTGTTGTAGTATCAGAATTATGAAAGATTGGAGTTAAAATATTTTCCGAAGATAACTTCGTTAAGGTAACTTCCGCAGTAGATAATCTATTCGGGACGTAATGAAGAAATATTTCAACATCCGATGGTGATACATCTGCAGGTCTTATTGTTCCGTATGATCCGACACTCATTGTTTTTCTATTATATTAATAAATATGATTTTTATTGTTTTCTAATTTTAAAATATCCATTTCCATATACATCTAATTCTCCAATATTATCTATTTCACTGAGTCTAAATGTTTTTTCCATTACTCCTTGTTTACCTCTTTCAACAAAAATGTCAGAAAAAATTGTTGGACTATCAACAAACCCCAAAAAGTGTTCATTTCTTGTTATCATTTTATTGATAACTTCTTCTTTTGTAAATCCTGTTGTGTTTCCTGTTATTAATGTCGTACCATTACTATAATCCCTATATTGAACCACAGTGGTACCTGTTGTATTTCCGGTATATGTGAAACTATAACCTGAATAACTACCATTTCCATCGGTTCCGGTTGTTATATTATATGTTGTTGAACCATAATTTTTCTTTTCTTGTATCCTACTTCCACCAATACCTAAATAAGTAAATGAGGTATGACCTGTTGTAGGATTATATTCCAAATCATTTAAATAATTTTGAGTTCTACCACTCTGTAAATAATATTCGGTTGAGTTGTAGTAAGGTAAACTTGTTCCTGTATATGTAAACGTACCCAAATAAGAATTAACACCAAAATTAAATGGGACAACCACTTTCTTTGATAATTTTTGTGTATCCCATGGAGTCACCAATGTAATGGTAATCGTGTACCCTGACGATACTGAATACGTGTGTGATACTGACGGTAAATTAGTTCCGCTAACTCCACTATTAATTGTTAAACCCGATATGTTACCATCTCCCCAATCAATTGTATATGTCTGTTCAACAATCTGTCTTAATCTATCAGGATTAGTTGTACTATATACTGTTAATGTTGTATTTCCAGTTGTTCCTGTATATGAAAAATTACATAATTGTTCTACTTGTTCAATATCACCATCAAAACCAACCATAACCCCCATCTCATCCAAATCCGCTTCTAAAAATAACGGTAGATTATAGGTTAAACCTGTACTCGTCTTTAATATTTTATGGTAATTTTTATTCATTATTCTGCAGTTGTAAATGCTCCTTTATCACCAAATAGTTTTATGAATTTGTCCACACCGGTTTTTCCGACTCTCAGACCAAAATAAAACATAAATGGGGTTGATAATATTTGTTTATTTCCCGTGTAATAATCTATTGATGGACGAATAACAAAGTCGTTATTAGATGTCCATGGTTGTTGATGCCATCCATTGGTAATAACAATTGGTGAACTTGCAGTAGCACCAACTGAACCTGCTCTAGTATATAATATTCCCGTGATAGGTTCTAATGTTGTTCCACTTGTTACATACAAATATGTGAAACCTGGATATTCACTATCAAAATTACTATGATTATTTTGGTTAGGTTGGGAAACTTCATCAAACTCAACATCGTTTGTAACATTTCCTGTGTTTAATGTCAACCCACTAAATGTATAAGTAATTGGTAATAGAAGGTATTTGTCAGATGGGTCATTTGTTCCTCCTGTCAAATTATATGCAAAAGTCATACCTTGTAATGGTTGAGCTTGGACGTTATCATAATCCCATGATTGATTATCTAATGTTAATGAGTTATATGCACCAAATCCTGTACCCTTTTTATCCCATAAAAAGAATGGAACTTTTTGTGAAGAATCTGTTAATCTACCCGGTTCATTTAAACACGCCCTTACTCTTTCACCATCTTCATCCAAATACATTGTTATTGGTAATGGTCCGTAAACACCTGTTCCGTTTTTAAAAACATCAGGAGTTAAATCTGGGTCTAAAAATTGATAGGAATAACCGAGATATCTTGGGTTTTGTAAATCAAACTCTTCAATACCAACTTCATTATTTGTTGATATCAATTGTAAAATATCCCCATCTAAAACTCTTGTTGTATATAAAAATCCCTCATTGTCAAAAAATTCATTGATGTCGAATGAACTATTAGTAACATCCATTCGATAATTTATTGCCAATCCTAATAATTCACCAAAACTTTGAAAAGAGGTTGGACCTATTGACCGAGTCACTGAACAATTTGGGTCAAGAGATGGGTCAATACAAATTTCTTTAATGAATTCATCTCGAGGTCCAAGATCTACCATTGTTGTTGGTCGACCTAAATTTCTACCAACTAAATTAAAATTCTCATCATATTTTGGTAAACCCCAACTACTTTCAGAAAAGTAGGGTGAAGATCTGTAATAAAATCTATCTTGTGATGATACATATCTTATCACATCTTCACAATATCTTCTTCCAAAAATCAATGAGCTTTTACCTTTGAATTGAAAGAAATAAAGAGACCCTGACAACCAATTATCCACAAAAGAATAATTTACAATACCTCCACAAAATAACTTAGCAACTCTTTTTCTTCTACGATATTCTCTCAATATATTGAAAAGTCGAATGTTACTTAATGAACCCGGTATGATTTTAAAAATACCATTACTAAATTCTGTATGTCCTGATACAGTTACAGGTGAATATACTTCACCATCAAAACTATTAACTAAACGATAATCAGTGGTATCTGATAATTTAGTTGCGGTTACATCTGCGCCAGGTGTATATGTTAAAGATGGTGTTCTTCCTGTTCCAATATAATACGTTTCGACAATATCTTCATCATATGGTATGTCATATAACTGACAACCGGTTTCAACTGGTGTTGTAATTGACAATTGTTCTTCTGTAGAATTTCTATCTCGAAGTGTAACTGTATATTCCAAAAGCTCATTAAAAATACCACCACTATCCGTAAATGTATAACCACTTGTACCCGAATCATATTGAAAAATTGTTGTACCTGTTAGTATAACACCAAAACTTTGGTATGAGACAATATAGTCTGATTGATTAGTTATGAAATTGTTTATATCACTTGGTACCGTTGCACCACTATAACAATTTTCATTTGATAATGCAGGGTTAGAAAAAGTAAATCCACTAGCGTTTAATACTCTATTAGTTTGATTATCTGAACCAGTAATTTTTACAGTACCAACTTGACAAAAATTCGTAGTGTCTCCAACACCACCCTGTATACCATATTCAGTAGTGTTACATTCTTCACATTCAGGATAACTAATTAAATAAAGTTCTCGTTGTGATGCATCTTGTAATCTATATGCAAACTTTTTAATTATTTTAGATAATTTTCTGATAGGCCAGAAATCAACTGCATCTGCTAACTGATGAAATACTCTTGCTATCGTATTCAAAAAAGTCAATAAAACAAGATTTAATAAATGTTCTAAAAAGAGTAATATTTCAGAAACTAATAATGTGAATGTAAAATTCTTTTTTGCAAAATTAACTGGTGGTGTAACTATTTCACTTGAACAATCTTCCTCTTCAGTAGGGACAATTTCTTTAATTCCCAAATATCTATCATCGGTGAATTCTGAGTTTGCATAATGTATATTTTGAAAAGATGATACGGTATAAACTTTACCATACGTTACCCTGTAAAAGTAATCTTTCGGAAAATATTGACCGAATTCATTATATAGTATACCTTTATTTGAATCTGAAGAAACTGCAGCGGTTGGGTAATCAGACCATGAGGTTGAAAACGCATACGATTTATTTTCTTCTCCTGAATATTCTCTTATATTAGGTACTAAATAGGATGCAGTTTTTCTAACTCTTTCATTACCACTATCATCAAGTGATATTCTAAAACGATAAGAGGAAGCTGTTGGTACACCTTTATTTGGGTCGTTTGTTATTTCATTCTCACCAAATTCATTTGTATATAAAAATTCCATATTCATTGGTAATTCCATAACAAATGAACCATCATCCGGTATGTCCTCATCAATTTCATACCTTTCAAGTACGGGTCGATTATTCACATCTTTTCTATGTGTGAATCGAATTGATTCAATAATACCCGTCTTAGTGGTTAAATCACATTTCCTACCCATTTTTCTTCTGGGTTGGCAACTTTTATTTAGTGAGTTTTTTCCAGTATCAGTATATGTTCCACCAATTAAGAATGCCTTAGGTTCAATTTTTACTCCCCTATCGGATAAGTCAAAATCGGTTCTGGTTAATCCAATTTCACATAAATCTTCATTTCCCCAAAATGGGTAAACATCAATTGTCTTATCAAAAGTTACAATTTGTGGTAAAGTCGATAAATCGGGTGATGATTTAAATTTATATGTGTTTTTAAATTTATCTTCACCTAATCCCTGTTTAATGAAATCATAGGGTCTTAGAGAGAAACAACCAACATCAGATAAGTCAACATCAACATGAAGTGTTTGTTGTCCTATAGGAACACCCCATATCATAAAATCACCTGCAGAATTGGTTTTAACAGTATACTTATAGTATTTTTCGTATACTTCTAATATCTCTTCTCTATTAAGAACGTCTGATTGGTCGGGAAATGTTCCTGTTGGTTCATGACCACCATGTTGTTTTCTTGATGGTAGTAGATTGTATCTATATCCATCCACATTTTTATCAGAAACACTTGATTTAAATGGGTATAATCTTGATATGACGGGGTCCTTTTCATCTTCAACACTTAATGGTATGAAAATAGAAATTTTTGCATTAGGGACACCCAACCCATTATTTACGGAAATTCTTCCACACACAACACCATAATCGGCACAAAGAGAAGTATATGCTTCTTTCTGTGTGAATTTTAATGAAAGAATCTCTAATAAATCAAAGTCTTGTTTTAATTCAACTTTAATTATTTGATCCTTACCAATATTTGTGGAAATTCTATGTTTTTGAGTCATTCTTATAATAAATAGAAACAATGATGTTTTCCATTTTAATATAAGAAAAATTCAGATTAAAATGTAGAGGAATTATATGGTTTAACCCTAACTTTAATATCTTTATTAGGGAATCTTATTTGTGGAATTTGATTAGATTTCATAAAGATTGTCATATCAGATTGTCTAATTTCTTTTGTTGTAGTATCCACATATCCAACAGAAACTTCATTCGTTGAATACTCTCCACCAACTTTTCCAAATACTTTAATTACAATAACACTTACAACACCTGAAAGTGTACCAATCTCTTTAAATAAGTCACCAATAAAAAGTGGGTCACCCATTTTTCTTTTATCTATAGAAAAATATTGTGTGGTAGTTTCGATTACTGAACGAACTATTTCAGTTTCACTTTCATTTCTATCACCGTAAATATCAATTTCAACTGACAAATCAATAACTTCACCACTTTCAATTTCTAAATAATCATTAATCATTCGATATTCAGAAAGGTACTCTAAAATATTATTTTTTAGTGTGGTAGAAACAATATTAGTTAAACTACCTCTCTCATTATATGAGATGAGTTTAATTTTAACCTTATTATCTTCTTCCATAACATTAACCTTGGCAGGTGCACCAAAGGTAGACGGCATATTCTCAATTAGTGATTTGTAGTCATTTAAAGTTACCGCTCTATTTTGTGCTGCAAAATTATAAGATACCATGTTTCTTATTTCCTCTATCGTTGGTTGATCCGCACCACCAATAGCAGGAGTGACATTCGTTACTCTTAGTGATTGAATTACTTGTGTATTAACTGAAGATACAGGACCATTCACTGCAAAATCAACATTATCAACACTCGTAATGACATTTACACCTAAATTACTATCTCTACCACCACCGATTCTATATTTTATGAATAATGTAGTGTTAGCTTTAGGTAATGCTCCAAGGGATAAATTATTTAGATATGTCGCTAAGTTTACTTTTAAATCTCCTGTGATATAATTGTCCAAATTGTCAAGTGGATTTACAGTTCCCGAACCAAAAGTTAAATGAAAAAATCCTTCGGGTGTAAATTCACTAATGAA